CGGCTATGTGTTCAGCATGACGGGCGCAGAGCGATTTGTTCCTTGGCCTTGGTCCGATGACCAAACTTTGGGCGACCGTTTCCCTGAAGTTGTTGCGAGTCCCTCTGCGAAATGAGCGAAACGGACCGGCCGCTGCGGCATCTGTCGGACGCAGAGCTTCACGCGATCATCGCGGCTGACGAACAGAAAAAGGCGGATGAATTACGAGAAATTCTCGTTGAATTGCGGAAAATCAACCGATTTCTCGAAAAAATCGATAAAACGCTTCTCTAGCGCGAAAGCCGCCCACAATGAGCGATTACGACCAAATAACGAGCGCTTGCGAAGAAATTATCGGCGAATTGCGCAAAGCCAACCATGTTCTCGAAATAATCGCCAGAAGCCTGTATAAATTAGCGAAATCGCCGCTTATGGCGAGTCCCGCAGGGGAGCCGACGAGTCCGCGGGTGCTTCCCGATGTCACATACGTCAAGGATTTCAGCTACGTCAATGATTTCAGCGATCCGTTTGCTTGCTGCAAATGCGGCGTACCTGGTAAAGTCAGGACAGAAGGCAAGGTTTACTGTATAGAGCACGTGCCGAACCGCTTCGTGCGACAGCCGTGAGGTTTCTGTGGCGTAAATACGCCGTGCGCAAGCGAGAGCGGCGCAGGCGGGCTCTCAAGATGCTCGCTAGACTGGTGCTGCCATCATTGATGACACCGAACCGAAAGTGGTTTAGTCTCAAGCCCTAAATTTTCTGCGCCCGAGCCGGGGCGCGTCTTGAGGAGCAGCTTTGCCTCTCGACGCCGCCACGGCTTTTTACGAGCGCTCCGGGCCGTCCATTCTGGCCCTGACCGCCGCCGTTGCGGCCAAAGGCGACCCTCCTCCCCCTCCAATCTGGTGGAGCGGTCTCTACTCTCACCTCGAGGGACGCCTCGCTTCCCTGCGGAACTGGCGGCTCTCATGGTGGCAGCATTGGGCCTTGCTGGCCAAGTTCATCCTGCCCCGGCGCTACCACTGGCTCATCACCGCGAACACGATGACCAGGGGTCTCCAGCTCAACCAGGACATCGTCGACTCGACCGGCACCAAGGCGATGCAGGTCTGTGCGGCGGGGATGATGTCGGGGCTGACCAGCCCGAACCGCCCGTGGTTCCGACTAAAGTCGGGGGTCAAGAACTTTGTCGCCGACCGCGCCGCGATGATCTGGTTCGAGGAGGTCGCCGAGCGGGTGCAATTCGTACTGGCCGAGAGCAACTTCTACAATTCTCTTGCTCAGATGTACGAAGACCTCGTGACGTTTGGCACCGCGCCGGTGATCGATTACGAGGATGAGGAAGACATTATCCGGTGCTACAATCCGTGCGCCGGAGAATACTTTCTCGGTGTTGGGTTTGACTTCCGGCATGAGGTATTGTACCGCGAGTTTTATCTGACGGTCTCGCAGATTGTCGAGATGTTCGGGCTCGAAAACTGCCCCAGGGAGATCCAGGAGATTTGGGCGACCAAGGGCGGCTCGATGGACATGGAGCACATCGTCGCCCACGCGATCGAGCCCAACTTTCCGATTCGCGGCAAATCCGACGAAGCGATGCGTCCCATTCCGGCCGAGTGGGAGTGGCGCGAGGTCTACTGGCTCAGGGGGGTACAGAACGACCGCCCGTTGTCGATTCGCGGGTTTCACGAGAAGCCCTTCACGGCATCCCGCTGGTCGACCTCCTCGAACGACCCTTATGGGCGCAGTCCGGGCATGGACGCGCTACCCGACATCATGCAGCTCCAGCTCGAGACCAAGCGCAAGGCGGAAGGGATCGAGAAATGGGTGCGCCCGCCGATGCTCGCCTCGGCGACCTTGAAGAACGAGCCCGCCTCGATCCTCCCCGGCCACATCACCTACGTGCAGACGATGGGGCCGGGAGAGGGCATGCGGCCGATCTACGAGGTGCAGCCCACCCTCGCGCCGATGCTCGAAGATTTGGAACAGTGCCGCAACCGCATCCGCATCACGATGTTCAACGACCTGTTCAAGATGCTGTCCGACCTGCCGGCGGTCGAACGCAGAACGGCCGAGGAAGTCGCGGGATTGCGCGAAGAGAAATTGGTCCTCTTGGGACCGGTCATCGAGGGTTTGCAGAACGAGGGGCTGAGCCCGCGCATCCGCCGGGTGTTCTCCATCATGCAGCGCAAAGGTCTGCTACCGCCCGCCCCACCATCCTTGTCCGGCATCCCGGTGCAGATCGAATACGTCTCGATGCTCGCCCTGGCTCAAAGGGCCGCCGCGACTGCGGGGATTGAACGGACCTGGGCCTTTGCCGGCAATATCGCGGCGGGCAAGGGGCCGATCGAAGGACTGAAGGTATTGGACCGGCTCGATGAGGACGCGACGGTCCAATACTACAGTGAATTGATGGGGGTGCCGCCGAAGCTGATCCGATCGGACCAGGCCGTCGCCGCGATCCAACAGGCGCGTGCGCAGCAGCAGCAGGCGCAGGCTGCGATGCAGACCGGAGCAGCCGCCGTGCAGGGGGCGCAGACCCTCAGTCAAACAGACGTGGGGGGTGGCATCAACGCTCTCCAGGCGGCACTCGGCAATGCCCCGGCCAGGGGGAATGCGTGATGGCGCTATTAACCCGAACTCAGATCCGTTCCATCGCGCCGACTGCATTGATCGATAATCAGGTCGTGCGCCAGCCCACAACCGGCACCGTCGCGATCCCGACCAATCTGGGATACCGAGCGATTGAGGTTCTCGTGAACCTGACGACAGCCGACAAGCGAGCGGTAGGCAAGACATTGGCGTTCGAGATTCATACAGCGGACGGCAGCTTTGTGGCCGGCTATCCGCTCGCCAACCCGTGGACCTCCTACGGCCATCAATACACCGTCACCGACCCGGATGGGGCGGTGCATGTCGATCCCGATCCGACGAGGCGTATTGCGCTGGCCAATCTGGCTGGCCAGCAGATCTTCGTCATTTATCAGGCGATCGGCATCGCCACGGCCGGCCTGACGGTCAGCGGCCTGAAGTAATCATGGCCATCGCATTCGGCAATAAAGCCGATCTCGGTGACAACGGCGGTACCAGCGCCTCCCTTACCACCGCCTATAACAATGCGTCCGCTGGGCGGCGGACGATACTCAATATCATCGGCGATTACTCCGGAGGAGGTGGCTTTAATGATATTTCCAGTGTCACTTATGCCGGCGTGGCATTGTCTGGAGTGGCAGCTATAGCAAATCAATCAGGAACACCCGCCATAAGCGCCAGGTACTCCTACATCTATACGGGATACGATCTGCCAACCGGAACCAATAACTTCGTCATTACCTGCGCTAATACACATTACATCCTAGCAGTTGTTGCTGATTATACAGGATCTGCGCCTGGAACACTTCTCGACAATTCGACGACCAACCTAGCGACGGCGCCGACAGCGACGGTTACCACTCTCACGACGAGCCTCACAACGGTCGCCAACAATTGTTGGTTGGGGCTGTCGTACAGCCCCGATGATAGCACGGCAACGGTTACGCCGACTGGTGTCACATTGCGCCAACAAGGCGCCGCCTTCGGACTCCCGAACCTTTTCGACAGCAATGGCGCGAAGACGCCGGCCGGTAGTTACTCCGTGACGACTGCCGTGTCTCCGAACGTATCGGAAATCGATCATATCCTGGTGTCCTTTGCCCCGTTACTGGCGCTTCCGTATAATCCTTGGCCGCAATGGGCGCCTATCCTGGCTCAGTAATTCGAGGGAGAAATGCCGTTTCGCGATAGCGTTCTCTTGACCGGCACAGTCAACGGTGCGCGCTACGAGCGCGAAAACCGCAGCATGCCCGATGTCGAGATCCCACCAGCTTACGTCATCACCGACGATGTGGGGGCCATGTGGAGTTTTGGCACAAACTATGCTATCCATAATGGGGAATTCGAGTTCAACGTGATCCGCAACGATGTGGATACCGGGGAAACCGCCAAGAGAATCGTTTATCGCGGCGGCGTGGTCACGATCTACGGCAGCGCCGGGCGCCGGCGATGGACAGGACGATCGTTCATCTGAGATAGGGGATTTGCGATGGCGAAAGAGTATACCGTAGGCGGCGACGGACTGACGCTCGTCAACGCGGTGGTAACCTTGGTCACAATCCATCCCGCGGCGGCGCCTTCGCCGATGCTGAACGTCCTGAGGATGTGGGCCTCGCAGCAGGGCTCAGCGACCTCGGCGCAGCAGCGCATTCAGGCGGTGACCCAGGTGACCGCCTTCCCGACGGTCGTCTCCGCCACGCCGCAGAGCCTGCGACGATCCGATACGGTCGCCTCGCTGATCGCCGGCGGCACCGCGGGTGCGGCTGGGACTTGCGGCATCAATGCCTCGGCCGAGGGTGCCGGCACCAAAACGGTGATGTTCGGCGATAACTTCAATGTGCTGAACGGCTACCTGTGGGTCCCGACGCCGCGCGAGGTGATCGAGCTTACGGCCGGTGACGCGAGCACATTCAGCCTCTATTTGCCGGCCGCCGCCGCGACGCTGACCAATTGGGCGGCTGGCATCAACTTTGGCCAAGGCTCGTAACCTGAAGAGAGGCGGATGAGCGACGCAAGGAGAATGTGCGTGTGCGGTGATTACGAAGATGAGCACGATTCTTGTGGTTGCACCGTTTGTAGAGCCTACCGAGGACCAGGGGCGCATTCCGATCAACGAACCGCAGGCCCCTGCGTCAAGTTCAGGCCACTCGGTAAAATACGCTGGAGTAACGAAGTGATGAATTTCATTCCTGACGAAGGCAGTTAAGCTAGTACTTCGTCAGGGGTGATGTACTACAATCCGCCACCGCCGCACATAGGCGCGGCGCAGCCCCTCACCCCCAAGAAACTAACCCCACCGCAGAGCGCGCCGAGCAATCCGGTATTCCTCGGCGGAGCGCTTGCCGCGGCGACCATCGTTGCGGCTTGGAGTGCCGCTGCTGCGCCGCTCCCGCAACAAGGTGCGCGCGTCGCAACGATTGTGCCGGCTCCGGTCGCGCAACGCCCGCCGCGAGCGACGCCGCAGCCTTATGTGTGGACGCAAGCGGACTGGCCGCAGCCACCGCGCCGGTTTCTCGTTCAGTCGGGTCCAGCGCCTCAGAACCCGCCCTTCATGGGCGGCGCGGAAATTCCGCCGGGGTTGCTTGTCTCGTGGATACCGCCGCCACCGCAGCCTCCTGCCGCGATCAATCTAGATCCACCGATCTCGGGGCCGGCACCGCAGAACCCTCCATTTATGGGCGGTGCCGAGATCCCGCTCGGGTTGCTCAACTGGTGGATACCGCCTCCAGCTCAGGCGCCCGTTGCGGTCAACCTCGACCCGCCGATCGGCATATCGGCGCCACAGAACCCGCCATTTGGGGGTGGAGCGGCAATCCCGCCGGGTCTGCTGGTATCGTGGATACCGCTTCCACCGCAAGCGCCGGCTATCGACAACCTCAGCCCGCCAATCAGCGGGCCAGCACCGCAAGCGCCCCCGACACGCCCGCAAACGACACCCTTGGAGGTGCTGCTCGGATGGTTGCCTCCATCTCCCGCCGCGCCTCCGCCGCGATTGATCGCCGCAACGGCGACGATCCAGACGCCGCCATTTCTGCCCACATCAAGCGCATGGAATGCCGTTGCCGCCGTCGTATGGGCGCAGACCAATTGGCCACTGCCAGTACAAGCAAAACTCACTGCCTCAGGGCCGTCACCGCAACCCCCGCCGCAGCGGCTTCAAACGACGCCGGTGGAAGTTCTGATCGGCTGGCTGCCGCCGTCTCTTCTCGTCACGGCCAACCGGAACCTCCCACAAGGCGCCCCCGCTCCGTCATTGCCGCCGCCGACTCGCTGGGCAGCGGAAATTCTCGCGTCATGGCAACCCGGCACGATATTGCTGCCACGAGCGGCGACCGTACCGTTTACGGTAGCATCGTCGCCGCTCTTTTCAGCGCCGCCTTGGTCTGCCATTACCGCAGCATGGGCAGCGCCCGATTGGTATCGGCCACCGGCGGCAAAACTCACCAGTTCCGCTGCGGTGCCGAGCAATCCGCCGGTTCGTGTTCGGTCGGTTCCTGTAGAAGTTCTGATTGGTTGGATACCGCCGCCACCGCAACCGCCAAGAGCGATCAACCTTGCGCCGCCTTCTGGCCCGTCACCGCCGACCGTACCGGCGGGGCCGAGGCTCGGCACCAGCGCGCAGGGACCGCTCAGTACAATGCATTCGCCATTTCTCGGTTACGGCAACATCTCAATCGCCCGCGGACCAATAGGCAGAAATCGCCGGAGATGATAGGATTTATCCCATGAGTATGATCGAAGGCGCCTCCGAAGGCGAACTATTCCGCATGATGCAGGACTGCCTCTCCAAGCTGGAGGGCTGTTGCAGACAGCTTGCGCATAAGCGCGGCGACACCCGCTGGCTCGCGCTGGCCCGGATGTATGCCGGGTGTATGGAAAAGAATAAGAGGCTCGACCGCGCGACCGGATTGCGCGGCACCCTCGTGCTGCCGGAGAATTACCGAAGACCAAATTGGCAATGAGTTGACTTTCTTGTAACTTTGCGCCTATAGAAAGGACAGCGACGCGCCGAGCCGGGTGCGATCAAGCTCGTTAGGGTATGAGCGAAGATCGTGAATCGGCTGAAGGCGATTCGCCTTCCGACAGTTACGATGCGGCGAACCCGGCGCAAGTCCGCGCTCGGAAGCGTTCGGCCCGTCTGCGCGACGAGCAGCGCCGCGAATTCTTCGCCAAATTTGTCGCCGACCCGCTCGCCCGCTCGTTTTCGTGGGAACTCTTGTCTTCCCTCCACGTGTGGGAAAAGCGCGTCGGCCTCCAGCGACAAGACAACGAGTTCTGGGAAGGCGAGCGCGAAGCGGGCCTGCGCATCTTGCGCGCGCTTTTGCGCAGCCAGCCGGCCCTCGCGGCGCAGATGATCGCGGAAAACGATCATGGCTGAACCCGAAGTCCCGATTTCACCAACACCCGAATCTGCCCCTGCCGCCGCACCACTGCCGGCCGGACCGCAGACGAGCCCGCCTGCTGGCGTCGAGGGGGCGGCTCCCCCTGAAGCGCCGGCGGCGGGCTCGCCCTCTCCATTACCAGAACCCGCGACAGGGACGGCGCCGGAAGCACCGGCAACCGAAGCACCAAAGTCGGCCATCGCCGAGGCCGCCGCCGCGCTCGCCGAACAACCCAAGCCCACTGAGACTCCCCCCGAGGCGCCCGAAGCGCCGGTTTACGACTTCAAATTGCCCGATGGCGTCGAGGTCGACGGCGATGCGATGGGCAATTTCACCGGCATCCTAGGCGAAGCCAAGGTTGCGCCCGAAGCGGGGCAACGCCTCCTCGATCTCTATCTCGCCGATCGCGCCCGTGTCGAACAGCAATACGCCGAGCGCCAGCAAACAATATTTGACGAAACCCGGTCGGGATGGCGCAGCGAGTTCAACAACGATCCCGAATATGGCGGCAACCGCGCGCAGACGACGATCAATACCGTCGTCGGGTTTCTGCGTCACTACGCCAAAGACGACGCGCATTTTCAGGCATTGATCCAGGCCGGGGAGGTCACCGGCTGGAACGACAATCCGCAGTTTATCCGTTTGATCGCCAACGCCGCCAAGGGCTTGGCGACCCTCTACCGCGAGCCGGCGGCCGTCGTACCGATGAGCAACACGCCCGTTGCGCAATCTCAGAGCCGCTATGCGCGGCGGTACGGCAACTCCCGCTGAGCAAAGGATAGCGCATGCCCCAGTCGCCCCAAGGCGCGCTCTTAACACTGGTCGATCTCGCTCGCCGTACCGACCCTACCGGCATGATCGACGACATCGCCGAATATCTCAGCCAAGCCAATGAGATGTACGACGACATGATCTGGCTGGAAGGCAATCTGCCGACCGGTCACAAGACGACATTGCGCACCTCGCTTCCTTCCGGCACCTGGCGGTTGTTGAACCAGGGCGTCCCGGTCGGCAAGTCGACGACCGCGCAGGTCACGATCGCCTGCGGCATGCTGGAGGATTATTCGGTCGTCGATAGAAAGCTCGCCGAGATGTCGGGCAATATCGAGAAGTTCCGCTATTCGGAAGACAACGCCTTCCTCGAGGGCATGTCGCAGACCGTCGCGCAAAAGGCCGTCTACGGCAACTCCACGGTCTCTCCTTCTCAGTTCACCGGCTTCTCGCCGCTGTTCAACACCGTCTCGACCGCAAACGCACAGAATGCCGTCAACGTCCTCGACGGCCAGGGTGTCGCCTCGTCCAACACGTCGATGTGGCTCATCGGCTGGGGTGAGGAGACCTGCTTCATGGTCTTCCCCAAGGGTTCCAAGGCGGGGCTGTTGTTTGAGGACAAGGGCGACATTGTCCCGGCTTACGACGCCAACAGCAACCGCTTTGAAGCCTACACGTCATGGTTCCGCTGGGAAGTGGGGCTGTGTGTACGGGATTGGCGGTTTGTCGTGCGCGTCCCCAATCTCGACACGACCGCTGCGGGTCTCGCGGGTCCGGCCGCTCCCGACCTCTTCGCCCTGCTCTCCAAGGCGGTGGTTCGCCTGCCCCGGATGGCCAAGGGCGACAGCGGCATCACCAAGACCGACGCGCCCAGCGAGCCGGCTCCGGGGTTGCGCCCGGCGATCTACGTCAACCGTACCGGGCGGGAATACATGGACATCCAGGCGATTCGCGACCGCAACGTCCTGTTGGGGCCGCGCGACTACGCCGGCCAGCCGGTCACCTCGTTCCGGTCGATCCCGATCCGGGTTCAAGACCAGATCCTGAATACCGAAACCCGCGTGGTCTGAGGAGCGAGCGATGTATCTCGACGGCAATTTAGTCTTCTCGAACCCGCAAACCATCACTGCGACGGCAGCCTCGACCAGCATTATCGATCTGTCTGGGCTCGGCTCTGGCAACACGATGACGAACATCATCGGCAACGCCACGGCATGGGGCGAGGACATCGGCGTCGGCGACGTGCCGGGCACGCCCAAGCTTATGATAACGCTGGGCTCGACCAATTGGGCGACCGGGACCAGTCTCAATGTCCAGTTTCAAGGCGCCCCCGACAGTTCCGGTTCGCCCGGCACTTACGTCACCTACGCCGAGAGCGGCGTCATCCTGACGGCGGCGCTGCTGGCAAACGCGGTGATCTTTAAGGTCGACGTGCCAGAGGTTCAGCCGGAGGGCGGTCCGCTACCCCGCTTTCTGCGGCTCAACTATGTCGTCGCCGGGTCGAATTTCACCAATGCGGTGATCCAGTTCGCCGGCATTGTCCGGACCCGACAGGATTGGACGGCGAAGTTCTATCCCAGCGGCTTCTCGGTAGCGTGATGTGCGTCCTGAACACCGACAGCAGAAAGCTCGGCGCGTGAGCGAGGATCGGCGCCAGCGCAACCAGCCTGGGGTCCCGGCTCCCGGTGTCGACTATGTGGCGGCTCTGGGCATGTCTCCGGAAACGCGCGCCGCACTCGATATCGCAATAGCGAGCGAGGGCGCCGCCAAGCAAGCCGCAACTGCCGCGGCCCAGCCCGCCGCGGAGACGGCCTCCTCAGCCAAGGAAGTCGCTGGCTTCATCGCCTCCGCGCTTGCCGATCTCGTCGGCGTCGCCAATGGCGGCGGGAAGAAAGCGATCTCGCCGCAGATCCTCAAGGATCGCCGGGACGCATGGGATGCGATGGAAGAACTCCTCGCGCAATATCTCGCCAGCGGCGAGAAGCCGGTCTACGAATTGACCGGGCCGCTGTTCTGCGACGATGTGCTGATCGAGCCGACCTATCAGGTCAATGGCGCTGCTGTCGCTCGCCGCATCAACTTCATCGACATCCCGAACGAGCAGATGGTGCCAAAGAACGATTCGGCTCGTCGGGTCATGGAATTGTTTCTGCGCGCGATTGGCGGCAAGACCCCGGACCTTGGGGACACGACCTATGAGGCTTACCTCAACCGCCCGAGAGTGGCGCAGATCGTCGGTGAGCCCCAAGGGGCGCCGATCGTCGGCTCGCCCGGTCAGCGGCACGAGGCGCGTGCGACGATCCTCGAGGATACGCCGCTGGAAGAGCGGCGCTATGTCGGGCCGCACAAACAGATGGGCACGGTGTTGCCCGAGATTGCGGGGATCTGATGAAAAGCGACACAGACAAGCCCGAGCAGAAGCCCGAGACGCCGCATGCCGGCGATGCGCTGCCGATGCGCTCCACCATCCCCGGCATGGTGAGGCCGGCCCTGACGCCACACGAGGCCAGGCGTCGCGAGGAGTTGGCGTCGCGCGGGCCGCAGACCAAGGAAGAGGCGGACGAGCTGGATCACCTAAAGAAAAAGGGCGATGTACCGCAACCCCTATCGGTTGTCGGCCAAAATCGACTGATGCAACTCTGGGCGCGCGAGCACGCCAAATTGACCCCGGAAGAGGCGGCGGAATTGACGCGGCTGGAGGCGGAAGCCAGCGATCATCCGGCTGCCCAAGCTCGCATTGCGCAGTTGCGCGCGAATGGACCGCTCAGCAAGGACGAGATCGAAGAGATGCGTCTTTTGCAAGAGGCCCATGATCGGCATGAGAAGTTCCAGAAAGACGCGGAAGCGATGCGGGTGAAGGAAGGGTCGGGACCCTTTACCCCGGAGCAGTGGCGCCACTTGACCGAGTGGGTACGAAAGGAAATGGAGTTGGCCCACCAGTACCCCGCGCGTGTGCGCAGGGAGATGCACCCGTGATGTCGCGCGCAGTTCTTCATGCGCTCGCATTCCTCGTAGCGCTCAGCTGCGGCGCCCATGCGCAAGGCATCGGCGTGCCGTCTTCCGGCGGCGCTGTGCCAGCTGATTTCGAGAGGCTCTTTGCCGGGCTGACCGCGACGCCGTCGGGCACGCAGACGACTTCTCAGATCCTCAAAGGCACGATCAACCAATTCTCGACCGTCACTTCCGCTAACGATGGAGCGCTCCTGCCGCCCTGCATCAAGGCTCCGACCAAGGTCCTGGTGATGAACGAAGCGGCGGCGAATGCCATGCAGGTATTTGCGTCGGGATCGGAGACGATCGACGGCGTCGCCGGCGCGACGGGGGTCTCGGTAGCGGCCGTGACGCGCAAGGAATTCATCTGCGTCGTGCCGACATTCAGCCAACAAGCGTCGCCGTCGGTCGGCACGTGGTTTACCCATTGAGATGCCGCCGGTAAGCGCGGCGCAGCGGCGATGGGCATTCGCCAACAAAGACAAAGATACCGCAGAAGGTAAAGCCGCTAAGGAATTCGCCAATTCTGATCCGGGCGGGAAACTGCCGGAAAAGGCGCCGAAATCGCGCGAGGAGAGGGCCAAAGCCCGCTACGGCAAATGAGTGGCGCGATGCTGACGCTTACGGATCTCGCCTCACGAACAGGTGCGCCAATGGCGAAGAAGTGGATCAAGAAGGCGACCGCGAACGCTCACGGGCAATTTGCCGCCAAGGCCAAGGCTGCGGGCGAGTCGACCCGGCGGTATGCGGCGGAGAAGAAGGATGCGCCTGGCACTCTGGGGGAAGAGGCTCGGTTGGCCACCAAACTTATGGGGATGCACCACAGTCGCGCCGCCAAGCGCTACGGATCAAAGAAAGGCTGAGCCAGTGGCTTCCACCGAGGAGCGCGTCAAGACTAGGTACAAAGGCGGCAAAGCCGATTCGCCCGGCCATTCGGACGGCGCTGGTGAGGCGCGCGAGAAATCCTCCGGCGGTGACGGCGCGGGAAGCAAGGACGAAGCCGGCGAAGAGCACGGCTCGATCCAGGACGACGGGCATGTCGGCGAGCGGCACGCGACCGAGCGCCAGCAGATGGCCGGTCGGCACACGCAGGAACGCAAAGACCTGACGCGGCACCACACGGACGCGCACAAGTCGATGCTGGCGCGGCACGAGAAGGAGCACGCCGAGATGTCTAAGCGTCACCTGGAAGAAGGCGCTGCCGGCGGCAGTAGGGACGCCTGATGGCGTGGGGCGCCGGCATGGTGGATCTGCGGCGCAGCGACGCCGAAAAGGAGGAGGCGATGTCGCCTCTGGCCTATGAGGCGATCCGCGATTATCCGCCGGGATTGTGCATTCGGCTGACCAAAGAGGAGTTGGAGAAGCTCGATCTCGACGACAACGTCGATGTCGGCGACACGATCGATGTGCGCGCCTTTGCGACGGTCACGGCGGTCCACAAGACCGGCGAAGACTGCTGCGTCGAATTGCAGATCGAGCGGATGGCGGTCGAGAACGAAACGACCGAGGAACCCGATGAGTGATCCTCAGCCGCCAGTCAACGCCGTGTTGATTGTTGTCATCGAAGGAACGCGGGATGAGAGGGATATCACGCACATCGAGCGGATCAACACGATCGATGCGGCGAACCCGGCGCACATTCCTGGGCTGGACCGGCCTCATCCTCGCCCTGGCCATCGCCGGCCCGAGTAGCGCTCAGCAGGTCATTCAGTCTGGCAAGACCGTCCCCGGCCACGCTGCCAAGTGGATCACGCAAAACATCGCTGGCGATGCCGGCGCCGCGATCCCCACCAATCCTGGCGATGGGCTGACCTCACTCCCCATCGTCGGACCCGGCGATCCATTCTGCATTTACGATATTAGTCCAGCGAAGGCGCCTGCCGGCTACCATTCGCTGTGCCTCGGTGCAGACAGTCTCGATAACGGAGCCTTTGCTGGCGCTTCCGCGCTGCCGTTCAACTTCAACGTGGGGGGCGCCCTAAACATCACGGCTCAAGGCCAGCTGACCTTCACCTCGAATGGCGTCGTCTACCCGTTTCCGTTTACCGACACGACCTCGACGCACGTTCCGACGCAAGCCGCACTCGCGGCCTACAATGTCTCGGGCACAACGATAATCCGCGATGGATATTACGCCGCAGGCGATAGTCCGTCGGTGGCGTACAATCAGCGGAGCGGAGCGTGCTCGCTCAACGCGGGCGCCGGCGACACTGGCTCCCAGGTTCCGACCGCGGTTGGTGGAAACTGCTGGACGGCAAATTTCAGTGGAATCAAGCCAACTCCGGCGATTTGGGGCGCCAAGGTTGATGGCACAACCGACGACAGTTCGGCGGTGCAGGCGGCGGTAAATTACTTGTGTAGCACCACACTGCCGCTTCCTGCGGGTCGCCAGCTTTATATGGCGCCGGGCAAAAATAGATTTCACGACATCGCGGTTCCCTGTGGGGTGCGGGTCGAGGGATCGGGAATCGGGAGCATTGGCTTCGGCAGCGGTAATCCGATCTCCTCGCAAGTAGACTGCTCCGACATCGTGGCATTCTGCATCCGCTTCCGCCCACCGGGCTCATATCCAGCGGCGTCTCAAATGGATGGCGGGTCGGTCGAAAATATCGCATTCATGACATCGAATCGTACCGGCGTCATTCTGGAATTCGATCAGATCCGCGCGCCCACGGTCAAACGAGTGGCGATCTGGAACGCCCTCAACGGCATCAAGATTTTTGGCTCTATCGCAGGGGTCATCGACGATGTCCAGCTATGGTTTATTTCAGGGATCGGGATAGAGGGCTCGGGAGACATGTCCGGCCCTGGATGCACGCTAAGCGCCTGCGCAACACGCAGCGACAGTCTGTACATCGACAACATCGTTGGCGGAGACAGTGCCTATACCTCGACCGGATATTACTTTCACGACCAAATGTTTACCGTGCAAGGTAATGATATGCAGTGGGAGAATGGGGCATATGGTCTAAGGGTGACTTGCGGCGCCGGTCAACCTGACGCTACTTATTGTCCATCGCATCTTATATTCAAGGGGCTCAATCTGGAATTCGCGACGGCCCCTTTATCGCTAATGGATTTCTCTGATTTCCTCTGCTCTCAATGCTATATGGCCGGCAAAAGCACGACCACCACCGGCGACGATGTATTCGCGGGTCTGGCCAATTACACGACGACCAATGGGGCCGGCGGCGGCATCGTCATCTCGGACAGCCAAATTTATGGAGCGTCTGGTAGCTGCGTAGCTATCGGGGTTCCGGACTCTAAGATCCGCAGCAGCAATATTTACGCATGTAATGGGGCGAACACCGGCGCAGCCGGCGTCGAATACACTGCCGGCGCAAGACACACTCTGTCAGACACGACGCTTTGCACCTTCCTTGGCGTGGTCGGCACCACAATGGGGTCGTGGCTGGTCGACAGCGGCGCGAGCGACGTATCGTCAAGCAACAACACCTATTTCGGCTGTTCCGGCAATCCGCAAAACCACAGTTCTGTCCCGTACACGGTTTATGAATCAAAT